CCGGTCGGGCCGGAAGGACCCGTAGGCCCTGTCGGACCTGTGGGTCCAGTTGAACCCGGCGGGATTGTAAAGGCGAAAACCTTTGCGGTTGCAGGGCCACTAGACGCTATTGCTAACGGACCACTTGCTACCGTAGGCGTACCGAACCCGGCGGCTGTTCCTGTCGGCCCAGTTGGGCCTGTGGGTCCAGTAGGTCCTGTGCTTCCATCTGAACCGTCATCACCGTCTGAGCCAGCAGGTCCGCTTGGTCCTGTCGGTCCGGTTGGTCCCGTAGGACCTGTTGCGCCCGCCGGAATACTAAACGCGAATACCTTAGCCGCGTCCGGGCCGGATGCGGTAATACCGATAGGCCCGGTGCTTGCAGAAGGAGTGCCGAATCCAGCCGCTGCACCAGCAGGGCCGGTTGAGCCGCCCGGACCGGTAGGCCCAGTAGGACCTGTGGGTCCTGTTGAACCATCCGAACCATCAGACCCGTCTGAGCCAGCGGGTCCGGTAGGGCCGCTTGGTCCTGTCGGACCCGTAGGTCCTGTCGGTCCAGTTGAGCCAGTAGGTCCAGCGGGGCCAGTAGGACCTGTTGCGCCCGCATCTCCTGTTCTAGCAAAGGTAATAAATACATCATCATCACTCGAAAATGGGCTTGCTGCTGATGAAGCAACATTGGCTACTGTAACTTTGAAGTAACCCGACGCATCTACTAATGAAGCGATAGTAAATAACAAGAAGTCTGATTGGTCAGATTTCTTACTAATTTTCAAATGACCCTTAATAGTAGATGTAGAGTCATCAATAGTTTGAAGGAAAGAGGATATGTCGTCGCTGTTCTTATCATCGTCGTCTATGTAGAGAATAGTAGCAGATGTTTGAGTGCTAAAGTTGTTAAATCTAAAGAAACCAGCACCCGGCGCAGAATCGGTAGTGTGAGATGATGTATCATAGTGGAAAGTAGCCCCACCAAATGCACCATCCGGTCCTGTAGGACCAGTTGGTCCGGTAGGCCCTGTCGGTCCTGTGCTACCACTAGGCCCACTAGGCCCTGTCGGTCCTGTTGACCCGTCGCTTCCATCTGAACCGTCGCTACCAGCGGGTCCACTAGGACCCGTTGGACCACTTGGGCCTGTAGGACCTGCCGCACCCGAAGGTATAGAGAATGCGAATACTTTAGCGGTATCTGGTCCACTTGCAGATACACCTATGGAACCAGTGCTTGCCGTTGGCGTACCGAAACCTGCGGCGGTTCCAGTAGGTCCTGTGGGACCTGTGGGACCTGTGGGGCCGGTGCCCCCATCTGAACCGTCGTCTCCATCTGAACCAGAGGGACCAGTAGGTCCTGCCGGACCTGTTGGCCCTGTTGGTCCTTGTGAGCCAGTGGGTCCTGTTGGTCCACTAGGCCCTGTTGAGCCGGGGGGTATAGTGAATGCGAACACCTTAGCGGCAGCGGGGCCGGAAGAGGCTATCGCAAGTGGGCCACTTGCTACGGTAGGTGTACCGAATCCTGCTGCGGCACCTGCTGGACCGGTAGGTCCTGTCGGCCCAGTAGGTCCGGTCGGACCTGTACCGCCGTCACTACCATCACTTCCGTCGCTACCTGCTGGACCAGTGGGTCCCGATGGACCAGTGGGTCCTGTTGGTCCTGTCGGACCTGTGGCACCTGCTGGAATAGTGAAGGCGAACACCTTAGCAGTATCGGGGCCACTTGATGAGATAGCAATAGGGCCGGTGCTTGCAGTTGGTGTGCCGAATCCTGCGGCTGCTCCCGCACTACCACTTGGACCAGTAGGTCCAGTTGGGCCTGTTGAGCCTCCGGGTCCCGTCGGCCCCGTTGGGCCGGTGGCGCCTTGTGGTCCCGTGGGTCCTGTCGAACCGTCTGACCCATCATCACCGTCTGAACCCGCAGGTCCAGTGGGACCAGTAGGTCCAGCAGGACCCGTAGGCCCAGCAGGTCCGGTTGGTCCACTAGGACCAGTTGAACCAGTATCACCCTTGTCTCCTGTGCGTGCGAATGTAACAGAAACATCTTCACCGTCGGAGAATGGGGCCGAAGCGGAAGAGTCAACTGTACTAACTGTAATATCGAAATAACCACTTGATTCGCTAAGAGAAGAAATTGTGTGTAAAGTAAATTGTGATGAGTCCGTTAGATTACTAATCTTGACGTGACCCTTAATTGTCGAAGTAGAGTCATCAATAGTACGAAGGAAGGACTGTATATCAGTCCCATCTAAGTCGCTATCATCAATGTAAATTCCTGTTGCTCCGCTTTGTGTAGCGTTATCTAGGCGTATCTTTCCTGCGCCGGGGTCCCCCGCGCTGGTAGTAGTGCTGAAATCATATTTGAAGGTAGCGCCACCAAAAGACCCCTGTGGACCAGTAGGTCCAGTAGGTCCGGTTCCTCCTGCGGGACCAGTAGGTCCTGTTCCACCAGAAGGCCCCGTAGGTCCTGTGGGTCCAGTACTCCCATCACTTCCGTCGCTCCCATCACTTCCTGCTGGACCCGAAGGACCAGTCGGTCCAGTGGGGCCAGTTGGTCCTGTCGGACCTGTTGCGCCAGCAGGTATAGAGAAAGCAAAGACTTTAGCAGCAGCGGGTCCGCTTGCCGTTATACCTATTGGTCCTGTTGTTGCGGTCGGCGTACCGAACCCTGCTGCTGCTCCCGCAGGACCAGTTGGTCCCGTAGGACCTGTTGAACCATCTGAACCGTCATCTCCATCAGAACCGGCAGGACCCGACGGACCGGTAGGTCCGGTAGGTCCCGTGGGTCCGCTAGGTCCCGTGGGTCCAGTAGGCCCAGTTGCACCCGATGGAATGGTGAATGCAAACACCTTTGCTGTGGCAGGTCCCGAAGCAGTTATACCAATAGGTCCTGTTGATGCTGTCGGTGTTCCGAAACCAGCCGCAGTACCAGTTGGTCCCGATGGCCCTGTTGGTCCCGATGGCCCGGTTGGGCCAGTACCGCCGTCTGAACCGTCACTTCCCGAAGGACCGCTTGGTCCCGTGGGTCCTGTTGGACCGGACGGGCCTGTCGGTCCGGTTGCACCAGTACCCCCATCAGAACCATCATCACCAGCAGGTCCGGTTGGGCCAGTAGGCCCACTTGGGCCAGTAGGTCCTGTACTTCCTGTTATATCTGCAATTTCTGACCAAGAGCCTCCCGCCTTCTTGTATATTTTTTCAGTGTTAGAGTCGAAGTGGAAATCACCGTTAGAGCCTCCGGAGGGAGTGTTAGTAGAAGAAGTCCATGTGGCACCATCAGTTCCAGCGGGACCAGTAGAGCCGCCGGGTCCGGTAGGACCGGTATGTCCCGTACAACCATCACTTCCGTCGCTGCCGTCGCTTCCAGCAGGGCCGCTTGGCCCTGTGGGGCCTGTCGGTCCAGTGGGGCCTGTCGGTCCAGTAGCACCCGCTGGTATGCTAAACGCGAAGACTTTAGCGGTATCGGGGCCACTTCCAGTTACTCCAATCGGCCCAGTTGTGGCTGTGGGTGTACCGAATCCAGCAGCCGTTCCTGTTGAGCCAGTGGGGCCGGAAGGCCCTGTGCTACCTTGTGGTCCAGTGGGGCCAGTAGGCCCTGTGGGTCCAGTTGGTCCGGCGGGACCATCCGGTCCAGTAGGTCCGGTCGCACCAGAAGGAATAGAAAACGCAAATACCTTTGCTGTGGCTGGACCACTAGCAGTAATACCGATAGGTCCAGTGCTTGCGGTGGGCGTGTCGAAACCCGCAGCCGTTCCTGTGGGGCCTGTTGGTCCCGTTGGACCAGTACTACCATCTGAACCATCAGAACCCGCTGGTCCTGTGGGTCCAGCAGGACCGGTAGGTCCAGTAGGACCAGTACTTCCTCCCGGCCCAGTCGGACCGGTAGGTCCAGTTGGTCCAGCAGGTCCCGTCGGACCAGTATCTCCGGCTGATGCTAAGAGACTCCAATAAGAAGCATTAGTTGGTAGGATAGAGCCGGATGATGTGTGTGCTTGAACGCAAATGTAAGAGGATTCATTAGTAGTGTAGTAGACTGCATCATCTACTGAGTATGCTGTTGATGTGGCCCAATTACCTTCCCAAACTAAGCCTTCGGGTCCAGTACTTCCTGCTGGCCCTGTTGGGCCACTAGGACCAGTTGGTCCGGTGGGTCCAGTGCTTCCATCTGAACCATCACTACCGGCGGGGCCACTTGGGCCAGTCGGACCTGTTGGGCCGGTGGGGCCGGTGGGTCCTGCTGGTCCAGCAGGAATAGTGAAGGCGAATATCTTTGCGGTGTCCGGTCCCGAAGCAGACACACCGACAGGTCCAGTTGATGCGGTAGGAGTGCCGAAGCCACCGGCAGCACCAGCGGGGCCTGTACTACCTGCTGGTCCTGTGGGTCCTTCGCTTCCAGTACTGCCTGTGGGGCCGCTAGGACCAGTCAAACCAATAGAACCGGTAGGCCCCGTAGGGCCTGTTGGTCCTGCTGGTCCAGTAGGACCATCCGGCCCAGTAGAACCACCGGCACCAGTGGGGCCAGTGGGACCAGTAGGACCAGTATCACCATCGGGTCCGGTAGGCCCTGTTGGACCAGTAGGACCCGTGGGTCCACTAGGACCGGTAGGTCCTGTGGGGCCAGTAACCCCCACAGAAGAAAACGCAACCCAAGTATTTGTCGCGGTTTTCTTTAGAACTGCTGTGCTGTACTGAGGAATGGTTGTTGTACCACTTAGAGAAACACCACTACCAGCAGCGATAGTCAAAGCACCTGCGCCCTTATTCATCACCTTCAATTCCGTCTTACCAGCAGGGTAAGACACACTACTGTTGGGTGGAATAGTAAATGCTATACCGGAAGCCTTATTTGCCATAACCACACGGCCTTCGTCGGTTCGTGTGAATGTGTAGTCTGCTGTTTGTGTGGTAACTGGTCTTACATCTGCGGACTGACCGGCAGTAGTAGACCCATCTCCAAAGAAAACGAAGCCGCTGTCTGCGTCCTTGAATAACTGCGCGGCATGTGGGGTGACTGTTAATCTATCAGCCTGTGTGGTGAATATCATGTTTTTATTGTCTGTTAGAACATCTACCATGCTATTCGCCCCCTATCACTATTGAACATTGATTGTTTATTGAATCTTTTCACTCCATCCATGTTGGTTTTGTTGGCATATTTGCATATGCTGTATCTGCATCTTCGTAGTTTTGTGGTAATTCTAAGAGAGCGGTTCTGTAATCTCGTAGTTCTTGCTTGCGGGTGTTTGTTAGGCCCTCCCAAAGAATAGAAAGTTGATAAAGGTCCATCAACTTGAGTCTTTTATCCCTCTCACCACGTACTTCTTCCCAATCCATTCATACACCTCATGAAAATAACACATACACTATACCAGTCAAGTCACCAAAAGTTAGACTACCGGCATTTCTTCGCAACTGTAATACGTCACCTTCGGAAAACGACAATTCAACGTCTGCTCCCGTTTTGGTGTAGGTATAGTGATACCCATGCGTGTTAGTCATATCATTTCTTGTGAAAGTCCAGTCATTTGCATCTGAACCAGTGGAACTTGCCCCGTTAACTCTTATCCTAAATGTTTGGGCGTTGGTATCTGCGGTTATTTCTGTACCGGCTGATAGTATGCTTATTGCCTTAACAGTACCGTCTGATGGCATAGGATAGCCACCTATGTTTGATGAAGATGCCGACGCAGCCAAAGTACGCAAGTCCAAAGCACTAGCAGCAATACCGTCCCTTTGATAAGTGAAAGGGGTATATGTGTTGAAGCCAGTAGCCCCTGCCGGACCTGTCGGACCTGTAGGTCCTGTGGAGCCGGACGGTCCGGTAGGACCTGTAGGTCCTTGAGAACCAGTAGGTCCAGTACCACCGTCACTTCCGTCGCTACCATCTGAACCAGCGGGGCCACTAGGCCCTGTAGGACCGGAAGGACCAGTTGGACCTGCTGGGCCACCTGAACCGGAAGGACCAGTTGGACCGCTAGGCCCTGCTGGTCCTGTTGGACCGGTACCTCCTGTCGCCCACTCTAAACCAGTAGCGCCGGAGTTAACAGCAAGGACACGACCTGCTGGACCTAGTGCCAACATGCCGACTGGGTTCATACCATCTCCATACAACACGGAGTTTTTTGTAAGTGTCTGTCTTCCGGTTCCTCCGTGATAAGCAGACGTATTGCTTGAGTCTCCTACACTCTCATAAACCCCATCTGCTATCTGTCTAAAATTCCAGTCCCCCTGTATGGTGGGTCTTTTCACGCTTCGTATAGTAGCGGCCATAGTGTTTTCAGAAGGACCATAGAACCTACCGCCGTCCTTGATTATGAGTTCATTACATTCAAGGGTGTTTCCAGCACCTAACAACCAATAGTTTGAAGCACTATCATTTTGGTCTATTATGACTTTGTTAAATTGAGCGTAAAAATCATTGGCAGCATTAACAAAATTACTCTCTCCCGTGGTTGGGAAAGAGACAGAACCAGTGCCGCTGCTTCTGTAAGTACTGAATCTAGTAGTAGTATGGCCGAAATTGAAGGTATTACCGATAGATGTAAAGCCTTTCTCAAAATAGAACTCCTTGGCGTAATCATAAACATTTTGCGTCGAGGCTGTTACGGCCCCACCATTGAAGTCTAGTATATCAACTGAACCATAAGTATTGAAAAGGGTAAGTGCCGACGCAGAATAAACGGATTTGGCATTTAGTGTACCTGTGAACTCAATATTAGGATAGACACCATCTACCATAGTGAAGGCTTGTGAACCAAAATTAAACGTAGTAAATGCTCTTGCTGTTTCGTTATCGAAAGCAGAAGTAGTCATACCAGTACCAAAGTTGACAAATGCTTTTTGGGCATAGGAACTTCCTGTACCATCATAAACTGTGACTGAGGGCGCCGCATTGAAATCAAACGTAAGAGCGTGAGTAGGTTTAAGGCACCCCGCTTTGTTGATAGATACTATACCCTCTAAGTTAATTTCTGACGTGGCGCCCGTCTGTATTTCCTTTGTGAAAGTGGAAGAGATAGTTAGAGAGTTAAGGTCGCCGCCATCTGCGGGAAAGGTCCCACTGATTATACAGTTGTTGCCGCTATCAGACGTGGAATCAAATACTACATCGTCATTTGTTACTGGTACTGAACCAGTAGACCAGTTTGCCGCAGTATTGTAGTCAGTACTAGCAGAACCATCCCATGTAACAGTTGCCATTTATTCACCCACTTAACTTGTAAGTGAGCCGGATAATTCTCCGCTTGTAGTTCCGCTCACTTTGGCGGTTGTCGCCTTCGTGTAGAACGCTGTACCGCCTTTCTCCTCTATAACTCCCAAGGCATCTGCCGCTTGCTTCTCAAATGAAGACAATTGTTTGTTGAAACGTATATCTGATGTGCCTTGTTCCTTTACTGGTACAGTAGAGGGTATAGTATCAATAAGAACCCTCAAACAATCAACACAAACAATCAACTTAATAGCAGTCTCTATTTCTGCCGTTGTTGGCGCGTTTGTGGTGTTAACACCCACGTAATTAGCGGCACGCGCTTTCTTACTTATCTGAGTATTGCGAAGATTGACGTATTCTATGATAGTACCGCTGTTAAGGCCGCGTGGGTGATTAAGAAGCGCACGTATAGCATTAACAGTAATGTTTGTGCTGAAAAGGGTATCCCCGTCTTCTATTACCAAGTCACCCATTAAGTATGCCATTTACCCACCTCAGAATCGTTGTTCATAGTCCGATGGAACATCAATAACTACCATGTTACTTGAAGGTTCCTGCGCTCGTCCTATTACAACGACCCTGCGTGTAGCGATAATTCTTTGGGTCATATCGCTGTCGGGTAGCCAATAAAGGGCCTTTCTTGGGGCAGTAAGAAGAGATAGTGGGTGGTCTGCGTATTGCTTACCAGCATTTCTGTGTATCCTAATCATGTAGCCCATGCCGGACTTCCAGTGCCTTAAACGATGCTCCATATCTGCTGTGTCACCGGAGGCTGGAAGGGGAACACCCTTCTCCTTAAGAGCAGAAGCCATAGCGGCCTTTGAGGGACCACTAGGCTTCTTAGGTGCAGCCTTCTTAGGAGCCGCTTTAGCGGCCTTCTTAGAAGCAGTCTTCTTCTTAGCGGGCATTTACTCACGCTCCTTATTCAAGAGCGCACGCCTGTTAACTTGACTATCCTGTGGGTCTTGTCAGAAGAAGCCCCATCTTGGTGTTCGTGGATAACTGCTCCCATGTAGGAAGTTAGTAGCCAGTCGTAGCCAACGCCGGGAACCCTAGTCAACTCGGTTTCTTGGAAACCGGGTCCGTTGTAGGTGAAGAACTCAGCAGTCTCAGCACCGGGAACCAAGAGTAGTGCATCGTTACCGATAGCAGCACCGCTTCCGTAGTCCCTTGTGTAGTAGATTCGTAGGTTTGCGATTCTAGCCAAGTGGTCGCCTAGTGACTCAACAACGTTTCCGTAAAGAGTTGTGTTGAGGATAGCGCTCCTCTTGTCTGCTGGTAGAACTAGGGCTAGTGGCTCGTTTCCGCTAACCTTAGCGTTAGCGAAAATGTCGTCCATGCATCCTAGAATGTCGCCTTCCTCATCAGCGGAACCGCTTCCGAAGACGGCAGTAGCAGCGACCGAGTTGTCTGCACCAGCGTAAAGCGTGGATAGGACGTGGTTGTCAATGGTGTCTGCCCTTGCGCGGACAATTCCCATCTGCTGCCTGTCAATGTTCTCAAAGGACTCGCCCCTTAGTCTCACGGCGTCTAGGAAGGTAACCCTTCCCTGTCCCTTCTCCAACTTGGTCGAGTAGTTCTGCGTCCCAATGTTGGTTGGGTCGGTTAGAGCAACGTCATCCAATGGGTAGTCGAATGTTCCGATAACTCCGGTGTACCATGTGAATTGTAGCCAAGGTACGGAGCGAACTCCAACAAGGTCGGTTGCGATTGCGATTGTGTTAGACTGCAACTGGATGAAGTCTCTTAGGGTCTGCTCTAGGACTGCATCTCCGGGCGCGAAAGGCCCAACAGCGGCTTCTACGTTTAGTATCTCTTCTAGTGTTTGATTCATCTTTTCTCAACTCCTTCATTATTCCCTTGAGTATTCACTCAATTACTCCTGCACATGATACTGGTATCAGTGCGCCAGCGGCGGGGGTTAGCCCGTCCTCGCCCATATAGACTCCAATGAATGTTGCGGAGTTAGATGCGTTGGTGTGGCAGTAGCCGTCAGTCTCAGCAGTCTGAGAGACATAAAGCCTCTCTCCTGTCTTGAGTGCGCCTCCTCCGACGCATGAGATAAACTGTACACCGTTTAGTGGAACGATAGCAACGGTTCCTGTGCCCGCTGCCTCTAGTGCTTGGTCCTCTCCTCTTGAGGACTCAGCAACGGTCACGCCTATTGGCTTGTCCGTTACACTTGCTGTTACCATTATACCGCTTGCGTCGTACTTCACCAGAAGACCTTTTGCTGCAAAGGTATTCTGTATATCTGCACATCGTACTGGGTCCATTCCGCTATATGCTGCCATTTCAAATCATCTCCTTTAGTGTCTCAAACCGAGGAGCAGCCATCCTTGACTTCTCATCGGTTGCGAGTGTTTGGTTCCATGCTGATGCCCATGCGTTCCATGCCTTAGCATAAACGCGCTCATCATTCTTGACGACTCTTCCGTTTAGGTAGTTCTCGACTACTGGTGCGTCCTCGGAAGCCTCTACTGGTGTAGTAACGGGCTTCTCGACTGACTCCACGGGGGTCATCTCGACTGGGGTTGGCTCTGGGTGAGCGGCCTCCCAAGAAGCGATAAGAGTCTCAAGGGTTGGTGTCGAAAGGTCCTCATGACCGGACATACCGAGTTCGGTAGCCTTGTTCACAAGTTCTGTTCTCTCGTCTTCAACTCTCTGAGCCTCTACTGCTTCGTATTCTGCAATTCGGCTGTTAGCGAGAATAAGTTCTGCCTTTGCAGACTCCATCTCGGCTTCATAATTTATTTCGGTTGTATCTTCGGTCATAGCAATCACCGTTGGTTGATTATCGTCAGCCATTGACTGACCTATAAACATTTGTGATTCCTCACTAGCCGTAGGAAGTTCTTCCTCTATGGTCTTTTTCTCCGCTCTTTCTACGTTTGCACGCTCATAGGCAGGTTTTCTGACTAATGCAAGGTGGTCAAAAGTGAAATCTTCTCCAAAAGTTAGTCCGTCTTCTGACGCCTCGATTGGTACGCCGGAACCGCCTATACTGACCCCGTAATCCTCTTGCATCCATATTCCTTCATCAAAACTAGCAAAGAGTTCTTCTCTTGTAACGTGTGCGACATAGCGCACTTCGTATCCTGTTGGTGTGGTAAAGAAGGAAGCGCCTAGTATATATCCTACATTGGACTCTTCCATACCCCCATCAGTATTACGTGTGAAGCCCGACCCGCTTTCATCTGCTTTCGGGTGTAATAGCGTTAAGTCTGAGCCTTCCATCTGTTGTACGACGGACTTCGCTCCCTCCGGGGTAAGGGACCAACTATTCTTATTCATCCCTTCGTGGAAAGCCACTCCACTAATCTCTATGATTGTTTTACCGGTTTCTGCGCTAACTATCGCTTTAGTATCATATGAATCTAAATCAAGAGTAACTGCTACCTTCCTGCATTCCCCATCTATCAATTCTTCGTCGGGTGCGCATACAGAAGCGCATACTTCCTCCTCTAGTACTGGGGGCACGTTTTCTTCCTCACGTTGGGCCTCATAATCTTTATAGCAACCACAAGGGCACTTACTCATACCCCTATTGAGAAACAGATTGTTTTATTAATATTCTACTTATTCTTCAACATCAAATCTAATTGCGTCTTAATTTCAGCGAGTTGCACCTTAATATCCTGCATATCTTCCTTGTTCTTAACGTGATGTGCGCCAAACTCATTCTTCACTTCGTAAAGAGCGAACACCATGAAGCGGTATAGGGCATAGATAGAGCCTAACAGTAATACCAACGGGAGTCCGTAATCCTCAACCATAGATAGAGTCGAAAGTGCATCAGACATTACATCACCACTATATCGAACCAATCCGTGCCGATAATATATTTATCATTGAATTTAAAAGTGGAAAATATATCATATCTGCCTTCGGGAACAGCAAATGTTATATTCACATAATCCCAATTCTGATAATAGGTTTCATAGGTGTGTTCCTCTTGAATACCCGACCAATTACCTGTATCATTATGGTAAAAGGTCCAAATCAAGGTTAAGTTGTGTGGCGCATCATCACAAGTAAGGTCGGCATCCCAATGCAAGGTTATGTTACCGGTAGTATTATTGTATTCATGGTAAGCATCCCACATCTGAGGGGCGCAATCCTCTTCAATAGTTTCATTAGTAGTCTGATTAGTCGTGTTATTGTTATCTGAGGGTATTACAACCGTTGAATTATTTTGGGGCGTAGGCGGCGGGTCATCAGGTTCATCAGAACCGTCACGACAGTTCTTGTATCCGTCATTTACTAGAGAGTTCTGTATGATTGAGCCGTCACCACACTCAAAGTCGTCGCCAAACTCCCAGTCATCATCAGTAACCCACTCATCATCACCATTACCAAAGGGCGTAAGGTCAAGAATACCTACTGCCTCCATTCCGGGCATAACTAGGGCCACGATTGAAGCAAGAGTAATCATCAGTGAACGTATTTCCTGTGCCCTATCGTTTATCGTCTCAATAATAGAGTCTGCCTCTTCTGCCGTCAATGTGATTACCCTATTCAATTTTACACACACCGTGTTAGTTAATTATTACCCCGGCGACCCTCAAAACAAACACCCAAGCAGGGTGTCCGTCATATTGCATACTCACTCAACATCCGATAAAGGACAGTCAGCGCATATACCCATCGTACAGAAAGAACAGAAAACGCTTAGATTCATTAAGCATCAACCCCGTCAGTAAACCCAGTTTGAGTCTTTAGATTAATATAACATTGTTTTAGTAGGTTGTGTTGGTCTGCCTCATCTGTTACATCAAGGTTAAAAGTATGATGAAACGCACCTATAGGTGTTTTATCTGCGGTATATTTTGAGACATCTACATAAACTAAACCACTGTATGAAATAACAAATGATTTATTGCCTTCTCCATCATAGGACTTATCCATCCTAAACTCTTTTATTACTGCGTGTGCGGTGCTAAAAGATACACCAATTTTTGTATCTATGTTAATTGTAAGGGCCATAATTACTCGCCCTTACCTTTTGTAACCTTAAACGCTTCCATATCTAGGTTGTGTTGTTTTTGCATTTTTTCCATCTCTAAGTCATGCTTTAGTTTATATTCCTCAAGCATCCTAGTATGTGTATCAACTGCTTCTGTAGAAGCAACATCAGCACTTAGCCTATCGGGCAATACTGCGATTTTAGCACTTTCTTTACCCTTGAACAGGTCTAGGACGCTAGTAATGATGAGAAGCGCGGGACCACCGAGAAGACCGATAACTGTAAGTTGTGAGTCTGATATATCCCTTTGCTCTACGATACTGAAATAGGATGCAGTAGCAGCGATAACAACCCATGCCATAACAACACCCATACCGAAGGTTAACATCAATGCTTCGTTAGGATTGCTCATTTTGGTCCTACTCATATCCTTCCCACCTTTGGTGTGTTTAATAAATGTTCTAGCGGTTTCCTTGCGGTGCAAATAAAGAGATAGGAAAATCAACATCAAAAGAAGGGAGCCGAAAATCTGCTCATACGTCACAATCATTCTTGTGTTTCAACTCCGGGCTGTGAGTTTTCTCTAGGCAACTCACCCTCATTACTATTACCCAAAGATACCCTTTCTTCCCCTTCCTTTCCTATTGTTGCCAAGTTTAGCATCTCTAGGCTTTGGTTCAATGTTAGAATACCGGCGTTGTATCCCATGACGGTTCTTTGCATTACGTTTAGTGGGGTTTCGCTATCCATGGCCTCAAAGGCAATAGTAGGAAGGTCTTGCTTGCGGTACTCTATACCTAGAAGGTCTAGGTGTGTCATAAACACCCGCGTAGCGGCCTCTCCTAGAATACGGTGCATACGGGAAATAGCCTGTACGGCCCAAAGGTTCGCGTTGTATGTCGCGGCGAAGGTTGACCCTCTCTCCTGTCCTGCTGCTACTCTCGGTACTTGCAGAACGGCGGCTATGTCGCCGTTTATTGTATCTAGGAAGTCTGTGTTGTTGGGTACGCTGTTACCCACATCAACGTGGTGTAACTCGACGTAGTGAGGCAAAACTGGTATTTGGTCGCCGCGCAGTCCCTCAAACAGGGATATTACTTCGTCCATGATGTGCTGTAAGCGCTGGTTTTGCTCCGCTGGGTCTTGGATATGCTCGATAGCGGACTTATCAATGGTGATAAACTGCTTAGTCATCGAGTCTTCAAGACTTATGCGGTTATTCATACTGTTGTACTTCATTCGTATGGGCTGCTTTAGTGATGTGAACCTTGACGCACCCCACACACCGTAGGTTCTGCGTAGTTTGTTATCAGTGAACCAGTTACTTCGGTAGTCAATGCGT